TCTATAGTTTTAAATATATGGAAAGCAATTGTATGGGTCCTTGAAAAAGCATGGCAATTAGCAAAATTTATATGGGCATGGCTAGTAGAAGCATTTGTAGAAACATTAAACCAATTGTGGACATTACTAGGTATGTTCGCAGCATGGCTAGTTCTTGAAGGTAGTGCAAAGACTATCGTAGGGTATGCAATTATATTAGTTCTTTTCGTATGGTTAGTAACTATACGAATAAGGGAAGGAGAAGAATAATGGCTAAAGAAACAAAATTAGATGACGAAAAGGCAATGGGAGCAGTCAGTGGTATTAAAAATATTCTACTTAGAATAATCGCTGTATTTGCAGCCAACGGTCTTGGAGTTATTGGTGCTGGTGCAATCATCGGTATCGATACAATGAGTGCAATAATTCTTGCAGGCACCTTGGGTGTTGCTACAGTAGTTGAAAAACTAGCAAGAGGATTTATCGATGATGGAAGACTAAGCATTGATGAAATCAATAGTGCATTTAACTCAGTAGATAAGAAAGCAAATTAGCAGTTACGGGAAGTTCAGATCAAGTTATAGGGGCTGGACGTTTTGGGTTGGCGGGTTGCCTAAAACACTTTTAAGGAGTATAATAGTATCCATGTCTGAATCAAATTACTGTGAAGATTGTAAGCGTTTAAAAGATATTGCTTGCACCTGCGGCATGACCTTTGCAGAAAAGGTTAAGACGACCTCTGTTAACTGGGCTACCTGGTCAGATACTAGAAAAGGCTCTTGACTTGGCAGTTACTTGCGGGTATAATAATATTTAGTGCTCTTCTTTTATTAACAGAAGAAGATGTAATGAAATACATAAGAAAGAAGTTTAATGTCAATAAACGCAAGAGGAATACCGACAAGCGTATGTCCCATTTGTGGTACTAATATATTTAAAGTTTTAGTTACCTTTGATGAAGAATATAATATTGAACAGTATTTACTAGATTCTGAATGTGCAGAATGTGGTACTCTTGTTACAGCACCTACACCCCTAGATTTAGAAGTATAAGGAGAATAATGGCACAAAAGAAAACATCTGAAAGAAATACTAACAGATCAAATGGCAAGGCAATAAAACAAAATCCTAAAGAACCAAACATTGGTGCAACTGGTAAAAGTCGTGGTGGATATAATTTAATTAAAAGACCAGATAAGGCTGCTGCATGGGATCCAGTTAAAAAACGTGCTGCTCGTAAGGCTCGTAGAAAAGCCGCCAACCTAGCCAATAAGCATGGCGTAAGGACAGGACAACTTAAAAGGTCTACAGCAAGTGCAGATTCGTAAACATAAAGACTATCGTGTAAATGATCTTGCAGAATTTATAGAGCACTTACAGGATGTAAAATATCACATAAGACCATTTGAAATGGCAGAGGCTATAGTCCCCTTTATGGATGATTTGAGAGGTAAGGATTATGCTAGAAAAATTCAAGACTATGTAAAGTCTGATTTTAATTTTCAATCAAAGGATAAGGTATAATAATATTATGTATGAATATCATGTAAAGAAAGTTTATAAAGTAGTAGATGGAGATACAATCGATGTTGACATTGACTTGGGCTTTAATGTTTCTTACTTCCAACGTGTCCGCCTTGCAGGCATTGACACCCCAGAATCTCGCACAACAGACACATATGAAAAAGAATTAGGATTACAATCTAAAGAATGGCTTAAAAAGAAATTAGAAGGTGCCGAAGGCATTGTTATTAAAACACAAAAGCCAGATTCTTCTGAAAAGTATGGTCGAATTTTAGGTGATCTTCACATTAAAGGTTATGATAAATCTCTTAATCAAATGATGGTAGAAGAAGGTTATGCATGGTCTTATATGGGTGATACCAAAGTTAAAGACTTTCCAGCATTGTTGGCAAAAAGAAATAACAAGGCATAGTTATGCAAGATATTCCATGGACTTTTGGAATAATAACAACATATCAAGATAAAGATAGACTATTACATATTATTAAAAGCATTCGTGATTTAAACATCCCAGAGTATGAAATACTATTTGTTGGTGGTGGAGATAGTGAAGGTATATCAGGTCCAGATATTCGTAAGGTAGACTTTGATGAAAATCAAAAACCAATGTGGATCACTAAAAAGAAAAACATATTAGCACAAGAATCTAAATATGACAACATAGTTATTATGCATGACTATCATGTGTTTGATATTAATTGGTATCAAAGTTTTAAAGAATTTGGAACAGATTGGAGCATTTGTTCTTGTCCTCAATATTTAATTACAGGTGCTAGAAATCCAATGGATTGGTCTTTGTGGGATAAACCAGGCCACGGTAGAGCGTGGTCATTAAACTATGATGACTGGTCACAAACACAGTATATGTATATATCTGGTGGATTTTTTATAGTTAAGAAGCACGTTATGATAGAAGAACCTTTAGATGAATCTCGTGGTTGGAACGAAGAAGAAGATGTGGAATGGTCAATGAGAGTTCGTAATAAGTATGTAATGAAGTGTAACGGAAAGGCAATTGTTAGACATAACAAATGGCATAGACATGCAGGTCCAAATCCAAATGAATAATAAATTAGTTATATTTGATCTTGACGGGGTATTGATAGATTCAAGAGATATTCATTATGATGCTTTAAATAGTGCATTAGTAAAGATTAATCCTAAGTTTGTTATAACTAGAGAAGAACACTTATCAAAGTATGATGGACTTGGAACTACAATGAAGTTAAAAATGTTAACAGAATTAAAAGGTTTGCCAGTGGAGTACCACGATCAAGTTTGGAAAGAAAAACAAAAACAAACAATAGATATTTTACAAAAGTTACCAGTAAATAAAATAGCCTTATCAATAGTTAAAAGATTAAAACAAGATGGTTGGAAAATTGCGGTAGCAAGTAATGCAATTAGAGAGACCGTCATAACAGCATTAGATGCAATAGGCATACTAGGATATATAGAATACATCGTAAGTAATGAAGATGTTAAACATCATAAACCATACCCTGAAATGTACTGGAAATGTATGACAGCATTAAATGCTTTGCCTCAAAATACAATTATTGTAGAAGACTCTCACATTGGTAGACAAGGTGCTATAGCCTCTGGAGGGCATCTATATGGCATTAAAGATGCAGACGACTTAGATAAGGATAAATTCTTTGATATGATAGATAGATTCGAAATGAAAGGAAGAAGCCAAGTGCCTTGGAAGAATGAAAAGATGAATGTACTTATACCAATGGCTGGTGCTGGATCAAGATTTGCACAGGCAGGATATACTTTTCCTAAACCATTGATTGAAGTAAAAGGTAAGCCTATGATTCAAGTGGTTGTAGATAATCTAAATATAGATGCTCATTATATATTTATATAATGCGACAGTGGGTATTTATTATTGGAAGCATGGATCAGACTATGTTAAATATGCTGAAAAAATGATAGATTCGGATATTAGAACAAACAATGAGTTTTATGTTTGCCCAGTATTCAATCAAGCAATACAAGATGGTAAAAAGATAAGAGTAAAAGAGATAGAAAAAATGTGGGGTATAGGAACCCCAGAAGATTTAAACTACTACTTGGAGAATAACTAATGAATAGAAACAAACAAGATTATCTAAACATGCAAAACAAATATTATGATCAATATGCCGCAATATGGAGTCTACAATTTAGAGATCCAGTAGTTGGATCATATGATGGTCACAATAATTGGGCAGACTACGACACATATTTGTTTAAAGACTTTGATACAACAGGAATGGTGGCCTTAGACTATGGCTGTGGTCCAGGTAGAAACATGGTAAAGTTTAACAATAGATTTGAAAGAATTGATGGGGTAGACATATCTGATATTAATCTTGATAAGGCAAAGATAAATCTAGAACATAATAACATTCCTATCCCTAATCTATACCATACATCTGGAGATAATCTATCTATGATAGAAGATAATGTTTATGATGTTATGTTTGCAGTCATTTGTTTTCAACACATATGTGTACACGAAATTAGATTTAATATATTAAAAGAAGCATACAGAGTATTAAAACCAGGCGGAAGACTTTGTTTTCAAATGGGATATGGTGGAAAAGAAAACATTCCTACGGCAAAATACTATGATAATGTTTATGAGGCAGCAAGCACAAATGGTCATGCCGATGTTAGCATTACAGATGAAGAAGAATTAAAAGATGATTTATTAAATAAGATTGGTTTTAAAAATTATAAATCAGATCTTAGACCAACAGGGCCTGGCGACAATCATCGTCAATGGATTTGGGTTCAAGTTGAAAAATGATTTATATAGCACATCGTGGTAAT